GGGCATTTTTAACTCATATGTTGGAGTTTCAATTGTTGGTAAGGGCATAATACTGTATTCAGTAATTTATATAGAGAGGTTTTACTTAGTTTTACCAATGTTTAAGGCATTCTTTTGATATTTTTTTAATTGTTTTGAATTTGAATCATTTGAATTCACAAGACCATCTTCTGTGTTAAGGACTGCACGATTGCTATCATTATAATTAAATTTTGTGAAAAATCTATCATATGCAAACTGCACACTACATTTTAACACATTTGAGTCACCATAGGCAACTCTCATTGATGTTAAATTGGTGGGCCAAATATTGACAAACTCATAACTAGACATGTTAGATTGATAATCAACAGTGCTTGGTGATTGTTTAAAAGTATCTCTTTCAAATTTAGTAATGTGAATGATTTCTTTATAATCCTCTGGATAGTTAAATCGTGTATATGCGTTGGTTTGTCTTTTACTTGTTTGAACTGGATTAATATATGTCATCCACGTTTCTAAAATTTCCAAAATTACCATATCTGCATCACAATAAAAAGTGAGGTTAAGAGGTGGAAAAGTTCTGAGATATGGAAACTCCTCTTGAATACCTTGATGATGACCGACTGCGAGAGTTGATTGATATTGTGTGCCTGGAAGTTCCGCTTCTGTGCATAATATTGACATCTTTTCTTGAAAATCTTTTCCCTGAGATCTTTTTTTATCCTCATAATTCATTTCTCTCAACCATCTTTGGTATTTTCCGAAAGAAAAAACAACTTGATAAAAAGTGTCTAGAGATGGGCGTGCAACACTATCTCTGGCGTCTAATACACCCTTCTGAAAAATATCTGATCTTCTTGGAAATAAACTATTATCTGACACAATAAATAAATTTAAGTTGTTATTACTATATATGAGCTATAAAGGGATATATAGGCCTTCTAATCCTAAAAAGTATAAGGGAGACTCTCAAAATATTATTTATAGGTCTTTATGGGAAAGAAAATTCATGAATTACTGCGATTTGAACGAAAATATACTTGAGTGGGCATCTGAAGAATTCTGGATTCCTTATTTAGATCCAACAACAAATCGTGTTCGTAGATATTTTCCTGACTTTTTTATTAAATACAAGGACAAAGACAACAACATTCGTAGATCGGTGATAGAAGTTAAACCGATGAAGGAAACGTTGCAACCAAAGGCTACAAAAGGTAAATCAAGAAAAACAATGATAAATGAATCAATGACATATGTGAAAAATCAAGCAAAGTGGAAGGCAGCAAGAGAGTTTTGTGAAGATCGTAAGTTAGAGTTTAAAATCATGACTGAAAAAGAATTAGGAATTCGATGAGTATTCTTCAAAACATATTAAATAAAGTCACTGGTCAAGTCAGCGAAGAATTTTTTCGTATTCAATTACTTGAGGAACTTGGAGATACAAACTTTGAAACTGATTATGCAGATACTGCTGGGTTTGCGCCTGGTGAATTATATTTTTTCACATATCAAGCACAAACAAAACAACCATACTACGACATGTATCCACTCACATATATAATTGAAATGAGAACAGGTGGATTCTTTGGTTGTAATCTACATTATGTTCGTTTAAATCAAAGAGACGAATTAGCAATAAGCTTACTAAATAACTCTGCTCAAGGTGCAGTTGCAGTTCCTCCTCGAACTCTACATAAATATCTTTATACTGGCGTGAGAGGAACACCATATCGTATTCCAAATACTGAGTGGTCGGATGTCGCACAACTACCGACTGAAAGATTCATTGACATGAGAGGAATGCCTGTTCCACGAAGTCGAGTTTACAATACAAACTAATGGCAAAAAGCAAGATTTATAAACAGGATGATGATTCAAAAGTATCTTTTGAGTTTGGTGATGATGGCAAATTAATTGGTATTAAAAAAGATGGTAAGTCTCTTGATCCCCAAAGTCAAGCGTTTGAAGATTTACAGGATAGTGATGATGCTCTAGAAGCATACAATATTAATAAGTTTAAAGGAAATATAGATGCGTATGAAGATATAATCGATGTTAATACAGATATTCTCATAGCACAACATGAGAGAGAAGAGAAAAAAGAAAATAATGCACAATTTTTAGAGGATAACACATTAAATAACGACTCAATCGCATTTACAGTTCCTAAAACTGGTTCAGCTTATAAGAAAACAAAAACTGGAGGATCAAGTGATTTAATGGCATATCCACTTGATATAGACCTTGAACAAGATCATTTTAAAATTACAAGATATAACTACGTTAGACCAGATATTAACCAAAGTAAACCAAGAAGAACACAAAAATCTCTTTATGGATTAAGAAGTCACAACGTAGCGGGTGATAGTGTAATAGGCAGTAAAATTAAAGGTAGTATTATACTACCAATGCCTAAACCGACTGATGTAAATGGTGCAGAATGGGGAAAAAGTGAGTTAACAGTCAGTGGATTAGCAGCTCTTGGTGTTGCTAATGCTGCGACTTTTGGCGGAAGATTGATAGGAAAAGATGCTCAACAGAGATTTGAAGACAGAAGAGCAAAAATGGCTGCTGGTAGACCTGGCGATGTTGATATTTTTGGAAGAGTAACAACATTTGGTCAAGCAACTTATGCTCAGACTTTAGCAAATATGGCATCAAACATGGCTGGAACTGAGATTGATACCGATACATTTTTAGCAAGAACTGGTGGTAAAGTTTTAAATCCCAATGCAGAAATTCTATTTCAAGGGCCTGTAATTCGAGATTTTGCTTTCTCTTTCCAAATGGTTGCAAGGAGTGAGGAAGAAGGTAAAGAAATTAGAAAAATAATCAAATTTCTAAAAATGGGTCTGGCTCCAAAATTCAATAATACAGTATTTTTAGAAAATCCTGATGTATTCACTTTACAATATAAAAATGGTAGTCAAGATAATGATTTTATAAAAAATGTAAACCAATTCAGCCCAGGCGGTCTTGCATTAACAACTATGAACGTTGATTATGCTCCAAGTGGATATTGGTCTGCATATCGTGATTCACAACCTGTTTCAGTTAAGATGGATCTTAACTTTACTGAACTTAGACCACTTTATCAACAAGATCATGAAGAGACTCCAGAAGACAGTGTAGGTTACTAATTATGACATACTCAGGATCACCAAATAGTTATTTTCGTCAACTTCCAGACCTCGATTATCCATCATTGGCTAATGATCGAACATCTGCGTACGATTATAAAATTGTAAAAAATATATTTAAAAGAGTTGTCTTGCGTGATGACATTTTTGATGAAGTTACAGCTTTCACAAAATATTCTATAGAGGGGGATGAAAGAGCTGATCAAGTAGCATATGATTTTTACAAAGATTCTGGATTAGACTGGGTTATCTTGACAACAAACAACATTGTTCATGTCAGAGATGAGTGGCCAATGTCAAATCGAGATTTTTTAACTTATTTGAATTCAAAATATACATCTCAAGAGTTATCAAACGTTCATCATTATGAGACTCAAGTTTTAAGAAATTCAAATGGACAATTAATACAGCCAGAGGGTTTAAGAGTCCCAAATGGACATTCTATCACATTTATTGATAACGGTGTTTTGAGAACTGAATCTAAAATAAAACAAGTCACATTTTTAGAACATGAAACTAATTTGAATGATGCAAAAAGAAATATTAATATTTTAAAAACTGAATATTTGGGTTTATTTTTAGAAAACTTTAGTGATATTATGACTTATCAAGAATCAAGTCAATATATAAGTGATGATTTGAAAAAAACAGAAAATCCACGCATAATTTCGCCATAAAAAAAGAGGTCACTTTGAGCGACCTCTGGCGTAAAAAATGGCCCGAAAATTTTTTCGGGGTATTTTCTAATTTTCAGCTAATTTTGCAAAATAACTGAGTGCATCTTCTTCATCCTCATCAGTGTTAACAGAGGATGGAGTTGTGTCAACAACAGCACGACCTTCACTTAGATCCTCTAAGTTATTATCTTCATCAATAACTTCGGGGTCTTGTCTCTTAGGTGCGACAGTTAGACCAAGAACATAATCAAGTCTCTTCTTGAGATCTTCATATGATTTGAACTGATCTGGAGCAATGAGTTCTGCAAGAGAGTATTCTTGTTTCCAAACCGCCTCCATTGCATCGTCATCATCTAGAAGTGGAGCAGGAGCAGCAAACTCAGATGAGTCATAGTTCCAATATCCAGCAACCTTTTTGATTTTGATCTTGAAGTTTGCACCAGCCCAGAAATCAAATGGGTTGAT